GATTGTAATCTCATAACTTGCTCCAAAATATTTTACAGGAGGCATTTCAATAGTTTCGATTATGTTTTTATCTATTCTTGGCTTTAAAGATAAATCAGCATTATTTTGTAAATCTTCACCATTTATATTTGAAAGATTTTCTATATTTTTGTTTTGTCTAAAAGTCAGGTCTTTTTCTGAAATTCTTTTTGTTATGACATGTGGAAACATTTGATTATTAGCAATTCCTTTTTGTGGAATTTGATCGATATTATTTCTAGTTATAGATATAAGTGGTAAAACGTGAGTACCATTTCTGTCAATAATAGGCTCTTTTCTTTGTATTAATGCAAATCTTTCACCTGTCGCAAATATAACGGGTATTTTTCTTTGTTCTTCTTGCAGCATATAATAAAGAGGAATATCTTTATCAAATAAATTAAAGACAGCTTTATCTAAGTCTTCTAAACCGCATGATGGAATTACATAATCAGGTATGTTCTCACCTTCGTAACCTGTTGGTGCATATCTGTTTTTAGAATCTAAATTAAACTTTGTGCTCATTATTCATCTCCATAAAAAGAAGATCCTATTCCGTTGATACTTTTAACAGTGCCATCAGGTGCAACTTTTTTAGGTCCTGTAATAGGATCTTCTAAAACACCATCTTTTCTCAATCGTCTTATATCAGCGTCATTTGTTCCTCTTTGTTGTTCAAATGTTGTTTGAATTGCATCTTGGTCTGAATACCATTCATCAATAGGTCCATGAGGTCTAACATTGATTTGATTAAGACGTGTTTGTTTCCCAGTAACTTTCATCGACGCTATTCTTTCAATTTGTCCATAAATTAGCTTATCATAAATTATTGATGTAGCTTCAAAGAAATAAGAACCATAAGAAAAATAGTCACCTTTCTTAAAGTCAATATTTCTATCCAATAAGTCTCTATATTGCATATAAATACTTAATGTTTTAATATATTCTGTACCAAATTTTGTTGTTTTTGTTTCTGAAGGTTGCCATTCAACAAGACATTCTATTTCAATAGGCGGATTAAAAATTTTATCTATCGACTCTTCATACATTTCATGCACTTCAGATATATCATTTCTTACTGTATAATAATATATTTTTTGACCTGCAACGTCTTTAATAATTTCTTTTGTAATATCTGCAAAAAAATCAACTTCTCTTTGTCCGACAAATAATCTAGCCATTTTTTTATCCTATAATTATTGCTCTTCCGTTAGGAACTGGTATTTTCTTTAAAATATTTAGCATAGACTCAGCTTGCGCTGCATCTGCCTCTAAAAGCTTTTGATATGTTAACTTTTCTAAAGTCGAGGATAAACTATCTAATAAACGCTGCTTATCTTCTCGACCTTGACTTATTAAGTCTGAACCATTCATTTGCAATTCACTTCCTGGAATTGGCACTGAACTGAATTTTGATCTTACAAGTCCTAACGTTTCTTTACAAAGAGCAAATGTATATTGCCTTATCCATTGACGACTCATTTGATTTATTTTACTATATTGTATATTTCCAAAAGGAACATTAGATAAATTTGAAACACCATCAATTGAAGCATCATCATAAGGTAATGATGGTTTATACGGATTAGATGGAAAAGAAAATTTTATAAACAAATTCATAGGATTATCATTTGAAGGTTTTGGAAATATTCTTAGATTCTGTCCTTGTAATTTATAAGAATAATTACTTCTTCTAACTCTATTTGATATATCAAGCTGGCTTGCTCTTAATAAATCTTCAAAAACAGGTAAAACATAAAAAACAGTTTCTGGAGTAAAAGACTCAAATGAAAATTGATTATTCAAATAGTTTATTGCTGATGTTGTATCAAAAAATCTATACGCAGCTTGAGGTGAAAAATGATAAACTTCTTGTATTTTTATTTTTGTAGGATCTGCTATCGATAATATTTGATCTCTATACACTGGATTAAACAAACTTAGCTGGTCATCTTTACCATTATATGCTTCCAGTTTTAACTTTTCTCCATTAGGTCCAGGTATAACCATGTCTGTATAAACATTGTAATCCTGCTTATCATGAGATAATTCTATATAACCTCTTACAAAATCTGTCAAACCACCAACAGCTGCTTCACTTGCATAAGGTTCAGCTCTTCTTATAAGATAATCAACTGTTTCTCTTGGAAATCTTTGTTCTTGACCATGCGGTCCAAGTTTTTTGTCTTCTATTGGAGAAGATGATACTTCAATAGTCGTTTTAGTTGCACCTTCATCATTAGCATTGACAACAACACCATTAGCATCTCTATATACTATGTTTCCAGTGTTTAAGTTATCGTCTGTTTCTACTTTAATACTTATCTCTCTTTTACCATCTACAATATCGTAACGACCTTCTTTATTTAAGATTACAAATCTAGGATCATCTTGTGATTGTAATAATAAAGGTTGTGTATCAATTAATAAATCACCATTAGGCGCAAGATCATCAGCTGTTTGATTATCTTTTAAAAAATAATAATGCCCATATGTATTTTTTTTATATGAAACAATATTACCTACTGATAATCCTAAAATATTTGACATATATGACTCTGCTTGATGAGCATTCATTTGCTTTGAAAACTCCAAAGTTGCTTCTTCAAAGTTTGCCCATATCTGCTTATTAGTTAGCTCAACAGACATAATGTCATCACCAAGACGACGCTTAACATATGTTACTATACTGTCTGCATCTTCCTGAAAGTGTGAATCATTATCAAATGATCCAAAAGGTGTTGGATTTGTTGTATTAGTAAACGAAGCCATCTAAAACTCCTATAATCTTTTATATACATATCTAATTATAAAAGTCTTTACTAAAGAATACGATTTCAAACAGCAAATACTAAAAAACCTCAAAGTGTATCTCTACTACAATGAGGTTTTTTTAATGAAAACAAATCTATATTAGCTGGATTAGTCTAGGTCTTCTGCCCAAACTGCTTTTAAAGATCCTTCTCTGCCAATTCGAAGTCGCTCTTTACCTTTTTTGTTTACAACAATTAAGACTTCCCATTCTTCACCAGAAAATTTAACTTTATCACCTACTTTATGTTTAAAAATTAAATCCTTTTTTTCTTGCTTTACAGGCGTTTTAACTTCTTTTGGCTCTTCTTTTTTCTCAACAACAGCTTTCTTTGCAGGTTCTTCCTTTTTGACTTCAACTTTAGAGGTTTCATCTACAGGTTGTTCTGCTTTTTTTGTTGTTTTTTTAGTTTTTGAAGTTGCCATTTTTTATTTTCTCCTTTTTGATTAAATCTTAATAGGCTCGCCCATGCCAGCATACTGAATTGCTACTAAAAACTTAACTGTTCCATTTTCAGCAGCATTATTAGCGGCTGTTACTAATTGAATAAATTGTTCATTTCCAACACCTCGTATACTTGTAGCAGTAGTTGTTCCTACAGAAGTACTAGTAGTTGCTATTTTATCAGCAATTTCAATAGAGTTTCCTCCTTGAGCTGCGCCTACAGCTTTTGATGTATCACAAATAAATAATTCGTAATCTCCAGAATCTGCATCTACATCTGAGTCTACTGAAGAATGTGTCAAACAAGCTCTTAAAATTACAGCATTTTCTGGTAACTTGTGACTTAGTTGAGCAACAACTACATTGTCACCTGCTGCAAGTGTTGTTTGATCAATAGAAACTTCTTCTAGTAAGTAGTGAATTCCTGTTGCTGTCTCTGCAGTTCCTTCATCTTTACCACCACTAAAACTTGTTACTGTTCCTGTAGTTAGCGCTGCTGCATCTCCTGCATTATCAAATGTTGAAATAGTAGTATTACCACTAGCACCGTTAGTCTTTTGATAAAGTCTTGCTGTAGTAGTCTCAGCAACTGCAAGAATATCAAGTTTTAAGTCTTTTTGACCAGCAGGTGCACCATTTTGCGCTGATTGGTCAAATGCTGAAACTGCATTAACTACAGCTACTAAAGCTGTAATTTGTGCTGCTCCTGCTGCTGCACCATTTGTTCCTAAAATAACATTTCCATCTGCATCAACACTTCCGTCAACAGTATTTACAGCTGTGTCCACTTTAAAAGTAACACTTTGTCCTAAAGCATCTGTCAAGGTAAAACTTTCATCATTTGTAAATGATGCGCCTGGAATAGCAATTGAGCCTTCTGCTCTCAAAGAAGGTTTTGCGTGCGACAAACTAAAGCTGTTACCAGCTGAAGCGTCAAACAAACCTTGAACTTTATTAAATTCTGTTTTCATTGTTTGTTAAACCTTTCTTTACGCTATAGCTACTGGCTCGCCTTTGCCGGCGTAAATAATCGTTACCAAAACTTTAGCATCACCTGCAGTTACATTTGCTACTCCTGCATGTGAAATGTTAATTACATTATTTGACCCAACAGCAACTGCATTTCCTCCTGCAGAGGCTCCAACTGTACCACCTGTGCCTAATTGTACATCAGCTGACAACAACTCTGCTCCTCCTACTTCTGCATCATGCACTTCTACTTGTGTGTCTAACTTAAGATTTAATAAGCACGCTGCGCCTGCTGTTGCTAATTGAACAGCTGTCATTGATGAGCTTAGTATGTGTGAATTAACAGGTAGTTTTTTTGACAGACCTACACCTGTTCCATCACCGTCGGCAGCAGCTGCGAGACCTGCTGCCGGGATAGTAACTAATTCTTGATAAGTATGAATACCGACTGAGTCAGATAGTTCTCCACCAATAATGTGCATACCTTCACCTGAAGATTGAACTAGGCCTTTTGAGGCTGAGATTTCTACTTTTGGCATAACTTCCTCCTTTTAGGATAAACTTGTCCGCAAGATTCCGATGCGCTGGCGGGGTCAGCTGTTATGTTTGCACCGGGCCTATCATTATATATTACTTTAAATCTGCATTTTTTATGCAAATATTAAAAATTATGCTAATTACTCAGAGTCGCCAGCTGGTTGAGAATCTACATCGTCTTCTGGTAGACTTACTACTGCTTCAGCTTCATCGCCACTTGCGTCGGCAGCGGCAGCCTCTGCTGCCTGCCTTTGCTGCTCTTCCCTTGGAACCAATCTATCTAGTGCCTCTTGCAATGTATGTGCGTCTTGCAATGAAAAAGCACCTCGGCGCTGAGCTACTTGTACTGCTGATAGTAAAATATTAACTGATTGTACTTGTTCTGGACTTAGTTGCATATCATATCCTTTCAAATTTATCGATAATTTTTGAATGCTGGAATATAATAATCAACTTTTTTTAAATGTACAATTATTTTTAGTAATAGTAAACAGTTTCTTTCCGTCTTCTACGACGCGACTCGGCTAACTTTCTGCGACGTGCCTCAGCGAGTCTTCTTCGGCGACGAGCTTCAACAATTCTTCTTTCGTTCTGAAATGCTTCATACTCTTCTCTAATGAGTCTGTTGATGTACTCAGGTGTTACCTTCAAAGGAAAGCTTTTTGAACCTTCAACAATTCTTTTGCGATTTCCTGCTTTTGCGATTTCTTCTGCAATAATTCTTCTTAACGTTCTTTGAGAAATTCTCATAATAAACTCCTGTGATTGTTTTCAATTATATATATTAACTATTATACTAATTTAGCTTATTAAACTCTTTTTCCATACCAGATAATTTTGTATCAATTCTTGCTAAAGCTACTTTAATATCTTGTGTAGCACTGAGTAACTCTTGCAAGACAACGTCTGTTTGTTTAGCTCTTGCCTCTAAAGAGTCAACTCTTGCTGTTAATTTTGCAACTTCTTTTGCGCTATTTTTAGAGTCTTTATGCCAAGAATAGAAAAGACCCATTACAGAAAGTATTGTTCCTATAGATAATACTAAGTTTGGTTCCATTTTGTTTTCCTTTCGTATACTCTAATAAATATTTGCAAATTTTGTTATTTTGCTAGTTCGTATGTTAAAATTCCCAAACCAGCTCCTGCTACTATCCCTACACCAGTCCAGATATACTTGTGTGTTTTTTGTCTATCAGTTTCTTTAATTTGAATATTAAGTTTTAATTCTAAAGCATCTTTTTCTTTAAGAATTAAACCTACTCTTTCGTCACAGTCTTTTTGACACTTAGTAACTTCAGCTTTACATTCTTTTAAAAGTTCGTCATATAAAATATCACAGCCTTTATTGATATTTTGAACAAAAGATTCAACACCTAAAAAATCATTAAACTTTATTAAATAACCTTGATAAGGAGCATTTTCATCCTTATATAAAAAAACAGCAGGGAACTCTAAAGTTCCAATCTTTAAAATAATATCATTATGCTTAGACACAAAATCATCACTTGCTACAACTTTTTCTGAAGGTAGTGATAGCTTGAT